GTCGTCAGCATTAACTACCCCAACAAATTCAGTTTATGTCGGCCCGGACTCGCGTGGTACTAATTCCGACTCCAACAGTATTGTGATTGGTTATCAAGCCATTGGCGAGGGCGCCAATACAGTCGTCATCGGCAACTCGTCCACGGTGCAGCAGCATTTTTATGCTACACGCTATATCAAAACTGAAGGCTCGCTGGTCTTTGCATCCTCGACACCGACAGCAATCGTAGCGAATCAGAATGACTATGTCCTGACAGGCTCGGCATTCCAACGGCTGAACTGCACTACTGCATCTGACATTACCGGCATTGCTCCACCCACTGGCGGATCTCATGTCGATGGGCGCATGATCAGGCTCGTGTCTGTGGGCACGGCAACGGTCAGGCTCATGCACAATGACACCGGCAGCACGGCAGCTAACAGAATGTTCCACCATAATTCTACTAATGTAAGTCTGACCGTGAACGAGTGGGCAGATCTGGTTTACGATTCGACTGATAATGGATCGGGTGCTGCTGGGTGGCGTGTTGTGAATTATGCTTAATCAGGAGGTGATCATGTTTCCGACATCCGCTCTCGTGACTCTGCTATCATTTGCCCGTGGCCAGACGCCATGGGGCAAGCCGGTGTTCGACGCCTTAATCGAGGTCGTCGTCTATTTCGGCCAGACGTTTGTGCCTGCGTCTAATGTCGCTGGCTCTGTGGCAGAAGAGACCAGCGACGACGATGCGATTACTGCGATCGAGTCCGTCATCTCTGGCACTGAAGATGAGGGCCATCCAATCGCAAGCGTTAGCCCGTTTGTCGTGGGAATTATCCTGAAATTTGCGCTGCAAATTTTGCTTAAGAAGATTTCAGGCTGATTTTTTTTGATCAAAAAAAATGCCAAGGGGGGGTCAAAAAACCCCCTAAAATGGGAGGAAGACCGTTCGCGGACCCTGAACGTGTTTTTGCCTAGGATCTTTGGATATTTTGGGTATAAGTGGAGATATCACAATGGCCAAGCGTGGCCGCAAGCCAGTCGATCGCACCTCATGGCTGAGAGCTGGCGGGCCATTGCCCGAAAAGCCAATCGGTCTATCAAAATTGGAATTGGTGCAATACAAATGGCTAGTCGAGGCGATGGCGCACGTGGGGACGGGCGGAGCGTCAGATCTCGCAGCGGTGACGATGGCGGCAAAAATGCTGGCGAGAGCGCAGATCCTGCGCGACCTGATCGATCAGCTACCGAGTCCAATGATCGACCGCGAAAACGGGCCAGCGCTACATCCAGCGTACGCAGAACTAGGGCGAAGCGAGTCGCGAATCCAGTCGATGCTGATCTCGCTCAACCTGATGCCGCGCACACGATCGAGCACACGCCTGCCCGCCGAGCAGCAGGTGACGGCAGCAAGCGTGCCCGACGACAACCCGATACTCAAACTCCTGGGCAGCTAGCCGCTCGTAATGTCGAGCTGTTTTTCCGCACCTGCTTGACGCATGTCAAGGGTGCTGATGCAGGCCGTCCGCTCATGTTGGCCGACTGGCAGTATCGAGACATCATCGAGCCATTGTTCGGCACTCTCCGTGCCGATGGCCTGCGCCAGTACCGCACCAGCTACATCGAGATACCGCGTAAAAATGGCAAGAGCACGCTCTGCGCAGGCATAGCTCTCTACCTGCTCATGGCCGATGGGGAGAAGGGCGCGGAGATCGTCAGCGCTGCCGCTGATCGTGAGCAGGCATCCATCGTGTTCGACATTGCAAGCAGCATGGTGCAGGCTAGCCCGATGCTCGCATCACGATGCACTGTGCTGCGCAAAGAGATCGTAACCAAGAACGGTAGCAGATATCGAGCAATCTCGGCAGATGCTCACACCAAGCATGGTTTTAACTGTAGCGGCATCATATTTGACGAGCTCCACGCGCAACCTAATCGAGAGCTCTGGGATGTGCTCACGACGAGCGTAGGATCGCGCAGGCAGCCGCTCACCGTGGCGATCACGACGGCAGGGCACGATCGCAACTCGCTCTGCTACGAGATGCACCAGCATGCTCGCTCAGTCGCTGATGGCTCGCTGGTCGATCACAGTTTCTTGCCCGTTTTGTATCGAGCGCCAGACGGGGCGTCATGGCGAGATGAGTCTACATGGCGAGCAGCTAATCCCGGCTATGGCGTATCTGTGCTGCCCGATTACATGCACCAAGCAGCAATGGACGCCGCCCAATCACCTGCCCGTGAGCTAGCATTTCGCCGCCTGCACTTGTGCGAGTGGACCGACACAATCACACGATGGATCGCACCCGAGACATGGGACGCATGCCGCAGCCCTCGACCTGATCTCGATGGTCGATTGTGTTATGGTGCGCTCGACTTGAGCTCGACCATGGATCTTTCAGCGTTCGTGCTAGCCTTTCCTCTCGACGATGGCACGATCTGGATCGAGCCGACATGTTGGGCACCTCGAGGTGCGCTCAAACAACGTGAGCGCACCAACCGCATGCGCTACGACCAATGGCATGCGAGCGGGCATATTAACGTGACCGATGGCGATGTGATCGAGTACGAGGATGTCTACACGCGCATCAAGCAGCTCTGCGCACAGTATCGGGTAGTCGATATCGCAATTGACCGTTGGAATGCTAGCCAACTGGCGCAGCAAATGCAGAGCGATGGGCTGAACATCGTGTCGTTTGGGCAGGGCTACGCAAGCATGTCTCCCGCCGCCAAGGATTTTGAGACATTAGTCATGGCAAGAAAATTGAGACATGACGGCAATCCGGTATTGCGATGGTGCCTAGGGAACTGTTCGATAGAGTCAGACGCTGCTGGAAACATAAAGCCCAGCAAGGCCAAGAGCTCAGAAAAGATCGACGCGCTCGTGGCCAGCATCATGGCCGTCGCACGATCTCGAGTCGGTGAGGCAGGCGGAGCGATTGGGCGAGGTGCCCCGTCGGTGTACGAGTCGCGAGGGATGACTCTCATATGACGATCCTAGATCGCATCAAGAGCATATTCACGCTGCGCGCGGGCAATCGCCCGAGCCTGCGAGATCCCGCGCTCATAGCGTTTCATGGTGGCGCGGTAAGCTCTGCCGGTGTGCAAGTATCTGAGAGCTCAGCGCTCAGCTATGCACCTTTCTGGCAAGCCGTCCGTATTATCTCTGAGACCATCTCTAGCCTGCCCTTTCACGTCTATCAGCAGACCTCGAGCGGGCGCATTATCGCTGACGACATGATGGTTGCCGACCTCCTGCGATTTGCACCCAACGAGGAGATGACCTCGATGCAGTTGCGTGAGCAATGGCTCGCGCAGGCTTTGACGTGGGGCAATGGCTACTGCGAGATTGAGCGAGATACAATCGGCCGCCCAACGCGCCTATGGCTGCTCAGGGCGGAAAACATGAAGGTCGGGCGAAGCGAAAACGGCGATCTGCAATATATTTATCGCGACGATTTCTCTCGTGCGACCTACATACCAGCATCTGACGTACTGCATCTACGTGGCCCAGGTGGTGATGGCTACGTTGGTGCCAGCGTTGTCGCATTGGCTCGAGACTCGATCGGTCTCGGTATCGCTGCTGAGTCGTTTGGATCATCTTTTTTCGGTCGCGGCGCTCGACCATCCGGCGTGCTAGAGCATCCCGGCAGGCTCAGCGACGATGCCCGCGGTCGCCTTCGCGGTGATTGGGAACGATTGCACTCTGGTATCGATAATGCCTCGAGGGTCGCAATCCTCGAGGAGGGCATGAAATGGACCACGACCGCGATCCCGCCTGACGATGCGCAGTTCCTCGAGACGAGACGCTTTCAGCTCGAGGAGATCGCTAGGTGGTTCAACATTCCCGTATCAAAACTGCGAGCAACTGGTGGCAGCACCTACAGCTCGCTCGAGCAGGAAAACCAAGCTTTCCTCAGCGAGACGCTGCGCCCATGGCTTGTCCGCATTGAGCAGGAGGTGCGCAACAAACTGCTCCTGCCAATCAGCAGCAGCTACTACGTCGAGCACCGCGTCGAGGGGCTGCTGCGCACCGATCTCGCAGCGAGATACAGCGCATACGCCATCGGTCGCAACTGGGGATGGCTCAGCGTCAATGAGATCCGAGCGCTCGAGCAGCTCGACCCTATCGAGGGTGGAGATGTGTTCTTGCAGCCGCTCAACATGCAGCCGGTCAATTCAATGGGCGGGGCTCAGGCACCGCCTGCTGATCCTACTGTCACGCCAGTCGTCGTCGATCCTACAGCGCTGCCAGCAGCACCAGCGGCACCAGCAGAGACCAACGACCTTGAGGCATATGCCAGCGATGCCGTCATCGCTCTGGCACTGGCGATGACTGAACACCAGATCCCTAGCTGCGAGCATGGCTCGACCAATCGCTGCCGTGTCTGCGGCATCGAGCGTGAGCGTGAGCTTGTGCCACCAAGCCGCCCAGGTGGACGCCATGGCTGGCGCATTAAATGGCGACCGATTTTGCCGCTACGCAAAACAGAGACTGAGCGATCGATGCCTGCTGAGCGACGAGCAAAATACGACAATATTGATTTTTCACCACCTGCTGGCGTCCGTGAAGAGGCAGCTCGAGGTCTAGCATGGCGAGCCGAATATGGTCGCGGCGGCACTGAAGTAGGCGTAGCTCGAGCCAGAGATCTGAGCAATGGCAGCAACATCAGCCCCGACACAATTGGGCGGATGGTGAGTTATTTTGCCCGCCATGCCGTCGATTCACAGGGCGAGGGCTGGTCGCCCGGTCAAGACGGATTCCCGAGCGCTGGCCGTATTGCTTGGGCGCTCTGGGGCGGAAATCCGGGGCAAACATGGGCTAACAAAGTCGCTGGACAGATGGATAGGGAGGACGACAATGGAGCGTAGACTGCTCTCTACCGTCTCATCTGATGCTGGCCGACTGATGGGCTATGCAAGCGTGTACGGGCCGCTGAGCGAGGATCTGGGCGGGTTCCGCGAGCGCATCAGCCCTGCGGCATTTACTCGCACGCTCGAGGATAAGTCCGCGGATGTGCGGGCTCTGGTCAATCACGACTCATCGCTCGTGCTAGGTCGTCGCAGTGCGGGCACACTCAAGCTCAGCACCGACAAAAATGGCCTTGGCGTTGAGATCTACCCGCCAGACACAAGCTATGCCAAAGATCTGCTAGCACTCATTCAGCGCGGCGATGTCAACCAGATGTCGTTTGGATTTATCGTCAGAGCTGACGAGTGGACAATCGAGGAAACAGTACGAGTGCGGACAGTGACAGATGTCGAGCTCATCGAGGTCTCCGTCGTCACCATTCCCGCCTACCCGGACACCACGGTCGCGATACGGTCGCGTGATCAGTGGAGCGCTAGCCAACTACGGCTGAGCGTACATTTACGAGGCCGAAAATTGCTAATGTCGCAGCTCGGCTGCGCAGGGAGGATTGTATGAGCGTATCACGTCGCGACCTGCTCGCAGAGCGAGCACGTCTAGTTGAGCAGGCCAAGACCTACCACGAGTCGGCATCGACCCGTGAGTGGACGCCTGAAGAGACCGCAAAAGTGGATGAAATCGTTGCTATGATCGCAGACCACGATGCTCGCATCGCGGCTATCGAGCTAGCAATGGCTGAGGAGGTCTCTGGCGAAGAGGCACCAGCAGAAGCACCAGCAGCAGATCCAGCAGCTCAGCAGCAGGCAGCTCGCGCACGTCTCAGCGATGTGCTCAGCGCAAGCTCGCGTCGCACTCGCCCAGCACCAGTGGGCGTGCCAATGTTCACGCGCGACCTCGACGACAAGCGCGCCAATCGGGACCGTGAAACAGCTCTTTGTGGCTGGTTCTTGGGTAACGATGCACGCCCTGAGCATCGCAGCGCAGCTCAGCGCTCAGGCCTCAACCTGGGCAGCAACCGCATCGTGCTGACTCGCGCCAACTCGACCAGCTCCAGTGCCGGTGGTTACACCATCCCGCAGGGATTTCTCGCCGAGCTGGAAAAGAAGATCGTCTATTTCAACCCGTTGCGTGATGTTGCTCGCGTCATCCGCACCGAGAGTGGCAATAGCCTACCATTCCCGACGATTGACGACACTGGCAACCCCGGTGCGATCGGCGCGGAAAACACCGCACCATCCGCTACTGACATGACATTTGGTCAGATCATCCTCGGCGCATACCGCACCGAGTCGCTGGTGCTGCTCAGCAATGAGCTCCTACGTGACTCCGGGTTGGATCTTGCGACCGAAGTTGCTGGTTTGCTCGGCGAGCGTCTTGGCCGCAAAGAAGCGACCG